AGATGATGGTTGATTCTACTGACGTGTCTGAAGATAAAACAACATTTGATTCTGCAGGTGATAGTGGAAAAATAGAAGTTGATGCAGATGGATATGGTAAAGCGCAATACATTATCTTGTATGAGAAACGAAAGATCATAAAAGATGGTCAAGAAGTCGAAACAGTATTCGCTACAAAAAGCACAGAAAAGGCTTATATCTACGAAGAATGGGATACAGGCATGAGTAAATATCCTGTAGCTTGGATGAATTGGGAGAAACGTAAAGGTTCGTATCATGGGATTAGTCAATGTGGAACGATTCTACCTAACCAAATCTTTATTAACCGTATGTTCGCAATGGTTATGTATCATTTAATGATGACCGCATTCCCTAAAGCAGTATACAACGCTGATATGATTGACGAGTGGAACAATGAAATAGGCTCTGCAATTGGTGTAAGTGGCATGGGATTAGGCGAAAACATTCATAACATTGCAGGTTACTTAAATCCTGGGAATATGAGTGGTCAAATCGTACAAGTGTTACAACTTGCGATTGATACAACAAAAGAAATGTTAGGGATTAACGATACGTCACTAGGTAATGTACGACCAGATAACACAAGCGCAATCATAGCAGTACAAAAGAGTGCAGCTATTCCATTAGAAAACCCTAAGGCCAACTTATATCAATGGATTGAAGATATAGGCGAGATTCTTTTAGATATGATGGCCACATACTACGGCCAAAGGCCTTTACCAATGAATGTAAAAGTACCGAAGATTGATCCAATGACTGGCCAGCCACAACTAAATATCGATGGATCACCTGTTACAGAAGAACAAAAACAAATTGTGATGTTTGATTTTAGCCAATTAAAAGACTTATGGTTAAACGTTCGTGCAGATGTAGGTGAAAGTTCTTATTGGTCTGAAATTGCAGCGCAACAAACCCTTACAAACATGTTATCAAATGGCTTGATTGATGTGATTCAGTTCTTAGAACGAGTACCAGATGAACAAATTCCAGAGAAGGAAAAGTTAATCCAGGAGTTACGATTAAAGCAACAACAAGCCGAAGCGCAACAGCAACAACAGGCACAGGCTCAACAAGAGCAACAAATGATGGCACAACAACAGAATGCAGAGCAACAAGCTCAACAAATGGCTATCGAGCAACAAGATAAAGCAAATCAATTAGACTTACAACATCGTAAGCTATCAATTGAAGAAAAGAAATTACATCAAAAACATTAACAAAGCATTTTAACTAACCACCATATTAGTTGAGGTGCTTTTTATTTTGGGAACAGAAGCCATTTTGGGGCGAATGCAGAGAGTTGACGTGATGGGTTAGGCTCTCACCAAAAGACCTGGATATGTCTTTAAAACTGTCCAAATATTCCCCAACCATAGGGAAAGGAGAAATACAATGGCTAAACTTTTTAAAGGTATCAAGTTAAATCTTCAATTATTCGCAGGAGATGACTATGATCCAATTTTACCAGATGATTTTGAGGATACTTCATCTACTGATATACCAACAGAGGATGAAAACCTTGAAATAGATACTAATGAGGGTGAAGAAACACCTGCTGCAGAAGGTGAAAACGAACAACCTTCAGAAGAACAACAACAATTATTTAACGTTAAATACAACAAAGAAGAAAAACAATTAACCCTTGATGAAATGACTCGTTATGCGCAAATGGGCATGAACTATGACAAGGTACAGGCAAGACTACAAGAATTAGAAAACGATCCACGCATTGCATTTGTTGAGAATCTAGCGAAAGAAAATGGGTTTACGAATCCAAATGAATTCCTAACACACTTCCAAGAAATGCAAGAACAAGCAAAGCTTGATGAATTAATCCAACAAAATATTCCAGAAGAATATGCAAGAGAAATGTTGGAGAACAGAAAATTCAGAGAGCAATTACAAGCGCAACAACAACAGGCGCAACAACAACAACAAGAACAACAACAATATATTGGCTTATTTGAAGCCTTTAAAGAGTTTAATGAGCGTGACTTTGATCCGAATAAAGACCAAATTCCAAACGAAGTATTCGAAAAAGCAAATGAAGAAGGTATTCCGTTAAAGTACGCTTACACCGATTTCATGACCAAACAATTAAAACAACAATTAAGTATACACAAACAAAACGAGCAAAACTTGAAACGAAATGTGGTCAATAGTACCACACAGCATGGAAGTAGTGGTAACCAATCTGTTGACGCATTCGAAGATGGTTTTGACTCTTACTTTAACTAATAAGGAGAGTGTCAAACTATGGCTATCAATTTAGCTTCTAAATACTCAGGCAAGGTAGATGAAAGATTCCGTTTAGGCGCATTAACTGAAAGCGCAGTACACCAAGATTATGATTTCGAGGGAGTAAACACAGTTAAGGTATACAGTATCTCAACTGCAACAATGAACACATATTCTCGTACAGGTACGTCAAGATATGGTACTCCTGCTGATTTACCAGATACTGTTGCAACTTACACTTTATCTCGTGACCGTTCATTTACGTTCATTGTAGATAAAGGTGACGAAAACGACTCTATGAACGTTCGTGAAGCAGGAAAAGCTCTTGCTCGTCAGTTAGCAGAGGTAGTAATCCCAGAGATTGACACATACCGTTTATCTACATGGGTAACTGCAGCAACTGCAAATGGTGGTCAACCTACTGCGGTTGATATTTCAACGTCTAATGCTTACTCTAACTTCTTAGCAGCAACTGCTTACTTAGATAACAACTTAGTACCACAAACAGGTCGTGTAGCTTTCTGTACTCCTGCTTATGTGAACTTTATTAAACAAGATACTTCATTCATTAAATCAACTGAAATTGCACAAAAAGCGTTGATTAATGGACAAGTAGGGGAAATTGATGGAGTTGCAATCGTAAAAGTACCAGCTTCTTACTTCCCTGTTAAAACACCATTCGTAATGGTTCATAAATCTGCTACTCTATCACCTAAGAAATTACAAGAGTACAAGATTCATGACAACCCACCAGGAATCAACGGAAATCTAGTTGAAGGTCGTATTTACTACGATGCTTTCGTATTAGATGCAAAGAAAAAAGCTGTTTATCGTCACCTAACAGTTAACTAATAGGAGGATTTTATGGAAACTCGTAAATTTGTTCATGTTGATGATCCATCAAAAGTAATCGAAATTGCAAATACTGAATTTGCTCAAGTTCATGCAGATGCAATCCTTTCATTTACGGATGAAGATGGAGCAAAACTATTCAAAGAAGTAATCGAAGAACCGAAAAAGAAATAATCAAAGATTGGGGGAGCATATCGCTCCCTCTTTTTTTGTATGTGAGGTGATGAAATGAACCTTAAAGACATTCGAGCAGAAGTAAACAAAGATATAGACGATCAACTCAATAATGCAGATATCAACGGTTGGGTAAATCGAGCATTAGATGATTTAACACCATTCGCACAGTTTAAGAAGAAAACAATCATTACTTTAACAAATGGAGTAACTGATTACACTTTACCAGATGATTTCATGGATGTAGTGAATGTAAAGGTAGATTGTGGGCTTCGTAGACTTCCATTAAACGATTTTGATAGTAGTGGGTATAAAGTGATAGGGAATACATTATCACTTCAAAATACGAACACTAATAGCCTTATACTTGAATTAATTTACATTGCTACCTTACCTCATTTATTAAACGATGATGATGTACCAATGATTCCTGCAAACTTCCATCATTTACTTGTCTTATATGCAGTAGCGAAAGCAAAATACGCAGATGAAGAACAAGGTATGCAAATGAGTGCCATGAATGAATATGAATCTCGTAAAAATGATTTCATTCGCTTTGTAAATCGTCAAAATCCAATACAAAAGATAAGGGATGTGTATAGCTCATGGCAAACAAGCTATTAAGCACATTCCAAGACTTCTCACTCGGACTCAATGACAAAGTTGCAGCAAACATCTTAAATGATATGGAACTAGCAGAATCACAAAATTGTTTTGTTGGTCGAGGGATTATTGATAAACGGTATGGGTATTTACCTTATAGCACACTATCAGCTACTACTCTTTATGAGTTCTTTAAAGGCAATTATACAAGTGAATTTCTAGCAGTAAGTGGAACATCACTTTATAAAGATAATGGAAGTGGAACATTCTCACCTGTTACCATGACAAACGCTTTAACTACTTCAAACGTTAAGATGATGACTTATAACGATAGAGTAATGAATGATGTTGTACTCATTGCAGATGGCGGAAAGTTAAAGACATATAACGGAACAGAAGTGAAAGAAGTTGTTCCATATACTCCTACTACTGATGAATTAACCGATCCAGGTACAAATGATTTAGTCAACTTAACAAATTTTAAAACGTTCGTCATACATGGTGAGCGTATTTATGCGTGCGCACATCCTACAAACCGTAATCGAATTAGTTTTTGTCACATTGATCCAAATTTAGGATACGGAGTCTATGACTACTTCCCTGCAACTCATTTCTTTGATGTAGCAGTCGATGATAATGACGAAATTATCCAATTAAAAGTCTTTCGTGATGCGGTTATCGTATTCTGTAAGCGTTCTGTATGGGCATTATATGGGA